TCTTGTTGTAGAGGAAGAAGAATATGGTGTGTGGGCTGACTTAAATAAGTGTATTTATTTTGCTAGAAGTATTAGTTTACAAGGCATTCAAGGAGAAGGTCACATTACATTTAGAGAAGCATTTCCTATACCAGTTAGAGCTTATTGTAAGCCTAAGTATGTAAACCCCGATGAAAGTGTGATATTTGATTAGTTAAATGATAAAAAATTTTTTAGATTAGAGAGGAACTGAGTTAGTGGATACAATAAACCGAAACTTGCCTTCCATCATCTTACAAAAATCAACATTATCGTGGCGAAGGAAAGTGACAAAATTAAGACGATTAGATTTTGTCGGCAAGGAGCCAAGACAGCGTGAAAATCAAAATCGGGTGAATCTGCTAGTATGAAAGCTAAAAGTTGGAAAAATAAATATGATAGTAAAACAATTAATGGCACCTGTATCAGGACTATTAAATAAATTAATTCCTGACGAAGAAGAGCCTGGTTTAGCACCATAAATTTGCGATGAGTTATAAATCATTATAAAATAATGTAAACATTTATAACTTACGGAGAAGAAAAATGGCAGAAGAAGAAAAAAAACCAACCATCACGGTTAATGAAAAAGAGTATTTAGTTGAAGAGCTAAATGATTCACAAAAAGTGATGGTGAATCATCTCTTGGACATCAATCGGAAGATTGGGCAAACTCAGTTTCAACTGGAACAACTGCAAGTGGCAAGCACAGCATTTAATAATATGCTGACACAGCAGTTAGAGGCTGAGGGGGAGGAAAAGGAAACTCATTAATGGCAACGGTTAAAGAAAGTTTAGCTAGAATAGAGGCGCATGAAAAGGAGTGCGCCTTACGCTATGAGAATATAGAGAAAAGATTAGACGCGGGGAGCAAAAAATTTGACAGGTTGATGATGATGATAGTAGGTGTGTATCCTTTCATCTTAGCCGCAACTGCATTAACAAAGTGGATGTGAAATGTCTTTAGGCGAGTTTAATGGGGGAGACGAAGCAACCTGGGGTAAGGTTATAATATTTTTTATCATCATCGGATTGTCGTTTTTGTTAATTTGGTTGTTTGGTCCAGAAACTGATGTGCCTATCAATCCAACAGAAGAAAATTAATTATGACTCCCAAAAAATTAGAACCTAAATCAAAATACGCAGAATATGACTTTGACGGTGATGGAACTGTGACTGACGAAGAAATTTCCAGACACAATGAAATACTTAAACAAGAATTAGCAGAAGAAAAAGCAGATACACAAAGAAGAATGGCGTGGGTCGCAATGATCTCGATGATACTTTATCCGCTTGCATCACTTATCATCGCCGAAGATAGGCTCGATACATGGAGCGCTATGAGCGATATGATATTTTTAAGTCAAGCCTCAGTCATCGGTTTGTATTTTGGCGCAACAGCCTATATGGCTAAAAAATAGGAGATATCATGTTAGCAAATTTAATTGGTCCTGCCACACAACTGTTAGATAAATTCATTGAAGATAAAGATCAAAAGGCCGCGTTGGCTCATGAGATAAACACGATGGCGTCCCGCCACGCGCAGGAGCTTGCGAAAGGTCAAATTGAAGTTAATAAGATGGAAGCCGCAAGCAGTAGCATGTTTGTTGCCGGTTGGAGACCCGCAGTTGGTTGGATTTGTGCACTTGGCTTTGCATCAAATTTTATATTGATTCCTATGGCTAATTTTGCGTTAGCATTAGCTTCAATAGATGTGCAAATACCAATGATTGATACCACGCAAATGATGCCTGTTTTGATGGGCATGTTAGGACTCGGCACACTTAGAACGGTTGAAAAGGTTAGAAAAGTTAGTAGAGAGCAGTGATGATTTTAAAGCGCATGTTAAAACTACATGAGGGCGTGAAGAGGCATGTCTATCTGTGCTCGGCAGGATATGAAACGCTAGGCGTGGGCCGCAACGTCTCACAATCTGGGTTAGGCTTGTCAGACGATGAAATAAATTATCTTTTAGATAACGATATCAGGCGTGTAACAGAGGAGTTATCAAGAGAATACGATTGGTTTGATACGCTTGATGAGGTAAGACAAAACGCTCTAATAGATATTTCTTTTAATTTAGGTGCTTCTCGTTTGCGAGGTTTTAAAAATGCCTTACGGGCCATGTCAGAAGATAACTACCGCACTGCGTCAGAAGAGTTTTACGATAGCCGTTGGGCCAAGCAAGTAGGCAATAGAGCAAAAAGATTGTGTCAAATGATTAGAACTGGCGAATATCCTCCTGAATTTATTGTATAATTATGTTAGGTGCAGATCTAAAAGATTTTGAGATTCTATCACAACAGGAGCAACAAGAAGCGGTAGCGTTGCTCGCAAAGTATGATCAGATTGAAAAACAAGAAGAGTGTCAAAAAGATTTTATTAAGTTTGTAAAATCACAGTGGCCTGATTTTATTGAAGGCCGACATCACAAAATTATTGGTGAAAAATTTAACAAGATAGCGCAAGGCAAGTTGAAGCGCTTGATTGTTTGTTTGCCACCACGACACACTAAATCAGAGTTTGCATCTACGTTTTTTCCTGCGTGGATGATGGGTCTACGCGGTAATCTTAAAATTATACAAACCACACACACCGCAGAATTAGCGGTTAGGTTTGGTAGACGTGTAAGGAACATTATAGACAGCGATGATTATCAGAATGTTTTTCCTAATCTTAGCCTTGAGGCTGATAACAAATCAGCCGGACGGTGGACAACCAATCAGGGCGGCGAATCATTTTATGCGGGTGTCGGAGGAGCCATTACTGGTCGAGGTGCAGACTTACTTATCATTGACGATCCAGTATCTGAACAAGATGCGCTAAGTCCAACAGCTATGGACGGGGTGTATGAGTGGTACACATCTGGCCCGCGACAGCGACTACAGCCTGGTGGCATTATCGTCATTGTAATGACACGTTGGAGCACGAAAGATCTTGTTGGAAAAGTCCTTAAAAAACAAGGAGATGACTACGCGGATCAATGGGAAGTCATAGAGTTTCCTGCTATTATGCCAGAATCAGACACACCCCTATGGCCTGAATTTTGGAAAAAAGAAGAACTGTTATCTGTAAAAGCGTCATTGCCTATATCAAAATGGAACGCTCAATGGATGCAAAATCCTACAGCAGAAGAGGGCTCGATTGTCAAAAGAGAATGGTGGAGGCGATGGGAAACGGATGTGCCTGCTTATTCCTACGTCATACAATCTTACGATACTGCGTTCTCTAAAAAAGAAACGGCTGACTATAGCGCTATTACAACATGGGCTGTGTTTGAGTATCTAGATCAAGAACAAATAATATTGTTAGATGCAAAGCGGGTGCGTCTTGACTTTCCTGAGCTAAAAAAACTAGCATGGGAAGAATACAAATATTGGGAGCCAGATTGTATCTTAATCGAAGCAAAGGCATCAGGCACTCCCTTAACGCAAGAATTAAGACGTATGGGCATCCCTGTCACTGCTTATACACCATCAAGGGGGCAAGATAAAATTGCTCGGATGAACTCTGTGGCTCCCATTTTTGAGAGCGGTATGGTATGGTGTCCAGATCAGGATTTTGCTGATGAGGTGGTTGAGGAGATGGCATCATTTCCGTATGGAGATCACGATGACTATTGCGATAGCTCAACGATGGCATTGATGCGATTTAGACAGGGTGGTTTTTTATCTTTGGATAATGATTACGTCACCGAGATAAAACCGCTACAACGGAATAGAATGGTGTACTACTGATGGTCATAGAAAGAAAAGAACAAAAATTAGGAACGGCAGACAATCCTGACGTTATGCCAATGGGCGCAGAGGTAGAAGTAATACCAGAGCCAAGTCGTGCGGATCAGATAAGAGACGCGGCAGAAATACTGGTTATGGAAGAAAGCATCTTAATTGATGATGAAGCAGAGGAAATATCAACACCAGACATTAGTTTTGATGCAAACTTAGTTGATCAAGTTGATGATGGTGAACTCTCTGCCTTAGCATCGGATGTGTTAAGCGCTATCAAAGCAGACAAGGAGTCAAGATCTGAGTGGGAAAAAACTTACACAGATGGCTTAAAATATTTGGGCATGAAGTTTGACGAGACACGTTCTACTCCCTTTCAAGGATCAACAGGTGTCATACATCCTATACTGGCGGAGGCCGTAACACAGTTTCAAGCACAAGCATACAAAGAATTATTACCACCAAAAGGTCCAGTAAAGACAGAAATAATAGGCGCACGTACGCCAGACACAGAAGCGCAAGCAGATCGTGTACAAGAATTTATGAACTTTTACATCATGAATGTGATGGAGGAGTACGATCCAGAGTTGGATATGTTATTGTTTTATTTACCTCTAGCCGGATCAGCATTTAAAAAAGTTTACTTTGACACAGCCTTGAACAAGGCAATGTCTAAATTTATTGAACCGCAAGATCTAATAGTGCCTTACGAGGCAACAGATATTTTTACTGCTGAACGTGTCACTCACGTTCTCTCAATGTCCAAGAATGAGATTAGAAAACAACAGTTGGCAGGCTTCTATGCAGATATAGAGTTGAAAGGCGGCAACATGTCTTACACTCGCGATGAAATTGAAGAAGAAATTGATGACATCGAGGGTATGCATCCATCTTATAAAGAAGACAGAGATCACACGGTTTATGAAGTGCACACGATATTAGATTTGCCAGGCTTTGAAGATGTAGATGCAGGGGGAGAAAACACCGGACTTAAACTGCCTTATATTATTACCATAGATGAGCCATCACAAAAAGTTTTATCTATTCGCAGGAATTATGCAGAAAACGATCCACTTAAACAAAAGATTAACTATTTTGTTCAGTACAAGTTTTTACCTGGTTTAGGTTTTTATGGTTTAGGTTTGTCACACATGATAGGCGGATTAGCGAAAGCGAGCACTAGTATTCTGAGACAGCTTATCGATGCCGGCACCTTAGCTAACTTGCCTGCAGGATTTAAAGCACGCGGCATGAGAATCAGAGATGAGGATGACCCGCTACAACCTGGTGAGTTCAGAGACATAGACACAACCGGCGCATCTCTTAGAGAAAACCTAATACCCTTGCCTATCAAGGAACCATCAAATGTATTGATGAATTTACTAGGTTTAATGGTTGATGCCGGTAAAAGATTTGCATCTATCGCTGATACAAACGTAGGAGATGTCAATCAAGCGATGCCGGTAGGTACTACAGTTGCATTATTAGAGCGCGGAACTAAAGTAATGTCGGCAATACATAAGCGCTTGCATTATTCACAAAAATTAGAATTTAACCTATTAGCTAAAGTGTTTGGAGAGTTCTTACCGCCTAGCTATCCCTACATGACAGGTAGCGGGCCACAAGAAATTAAAGGTGCAGACTTTGATGCGCGAGTAGATATAGTTCCTGTCTCAGATCCAAATATTTTTTCACAGTCACAAAGAATTACGATGGCACAAGAGTTGTTAGCAATGGTGCAATCAAATCCAGAAATACATGGCCCGCAAGGTATTTATGAGGCTTATACTAGAATGTACGCGGCGCTTGGAGTGGACAATGTGGAGTCTCTTCTGCAACCCCCACCACCTCCACCGCCGCCACCCCCTCCGGTCGATGCAGGTTTAGAAAACAGTGATTTATTGATGGGACAACCGGCAGTAGCGTTTGCTCAACAGAATCATCAAGCTCACGTTGACGCGCATCGATCTTTATTTTTAACGGATGTGGTAAAACAAAACCCTGCATTACAAGGTAGTATTATGTCGCACATGATGCAACATCTGCAGTTTTTAGCGAGTGAGTTAGCGCAAGAGCAAATGCCGCCAGAGGTCATGCAACAGATGTCACAACTGCAACAAGCTGTTGAGTCTGGACAGGCTGATCCACAGTCGGTACAACCAATGATGCAAGAGTTACAAATGATAAGCGATAAAATATCAGCACCTATACTTGCACAGCTAACACAAGATTTGTTGTTATCAATAGGTCAAGGCACTGACGAAGATCCGTTAGTTAAAATTAGACAACAAGAATTAGAGCTTAGGAAAGCGGAGTTAGATGAAGACAATAGACAATTTGATGAGCGCGAAAATACACGGCGAGAGGGTCAATTGTTAGAAAACGAGATAGCAAAACAAAGAATTGCGACAACCAAGCAAGTTGCAGATGACAAGCTTGATTTAGCAATAACACGTTTACAGCAACAGGCGGATATCAAGCTATCTGAAATGCAAGCTAAATTTGGAGGTCAACGATGACAACATCATATAAGTTAGATGCAATCAAGCAGTTACGTGCTCAAAAAAAACTTGAGCGAGAATTAGAAGCAGTAGCGGTAGAAAAAGAGCGCAAAGAAAAAGAAGCGGCTCACCAAGTAAACATGGATAGAATCGCTCGTAAGATGCACAAGATTGAAACCGGAGAAGAGTTACCTGCTCCAGAAGTAAAAGAGACACCAAAACCAAAACCAGTCAAGGAGAAAAAAGATGCCACTACAAAAAGGCAAAAGCCAAAAGACGATAAACAAAAACATAAGCAAGCTAAAAAAAGAGGGCCGAAACCAAAAGCAAGCAGTAGCAATCGCGCTAAATAAGGCGCAAAGCATGAAAGACGGTGGTGCTGTATATAAGCGCGTGAAAAAAACTGTGCGTGGCGGTGGTGCGGCTACTAAAGGACTTGGTTACTACGAGCTTGTTTGATGGAAGATTTAGATTTAGCTGACACGATAAAAAAAAATATCGAAGATCGACGTGAGCTTATAAAAAACACGCTGATGAACGGTATGTTAAAAGATGTCGAACATTATAAATATTTGCAAGGCGAGTTAAATAGTTTATTATATGTAGAACAAACTATAAAAGACTATTATAAAAGGAACTCGTAGTGACAGAATCAGCGATAGATTATTTACCACAACCAACTGGTTGGAGAATTTTAGTATTACCTTACACCATGAAAAGCAAGACCAAAGGTGGCATAGAGCTTACTAAAGAAACTTTAGATAGAGAGGCTTTAGCAACTGTGGTTGCAAAAGTTATACGAAAAGGGCCGCTTTGTTATAACGACGAAGAAAAGTTTGGCGGTAAGCATTGGTGTGAGGAGGGAGATTATATAGCGATAGGTCGTTATGCGGGAGCACGATTTAAAGTCAAGATGTTTGACGAAAAGGGAGAAGAGTCGATTTGTGAGTGTCGCATTATCAATGACGATGAAATTATAGCAACGGTCAAAGACCCAGAAGATATAGTAGGTTTCGCATGATAGAAAATACAGCGCAAGAAGCAGAAAACAAAGCACCTGAAGAAGAGATAGCGGTTGAGGTTACAGAAGATAGCCCTGCACCGCAACAAGCAGAGGGGGATGGTGATGAACTTGAAAAGTACACTAAGGGCGTTTCTAAAAGGATTAACAAACTTAATGCCAAAACGAGGGCGGCAGAGGAAAGAGCGGCTCAACTCGAAAGACTTGCGATGGAAAAAGAGAAAGAGCTCCAACAATACAGAGCTTATTCTCAACAACAATCATCTGCAATACTGGCAAAGGAGGAGGAAGCTCTCAACGCAAAAAGTGCACAGGTCGATGATATCTACCGCAAAGCCGTAGAGAGTGGTGATCCAGATTTAATGTCAAAGGCAGATAGCCTAAAAAATGACATCAGTATACAGAAAGAGAAGTTAAGAGTTGCAAAAACTAGGCAACCTCAACAACAAGAAAATTATCAACCATATCAAGAACAGGCGGCGCAACAGCCACAGCAACAAGCAGAACAACCCGTAGAGCCAACAGAGCAAGCAAAAAAATGGCACTCTAAAAACTCTTGGTATGGTAACGCAGAAGATGAAGAGCACACGCAAGCAACTCAGTTCGCTTACTTTACTCATTTTAATTTAATAAATGAAGGTTTTGAGCCAGATAGTGAAGAATATTACGAAGCACTAGATTCTCGCGTTAAAAAAGTTTATCCTAACCTTGTTAGCGAAGAAAATATCGCTGAAGGAGATAATGTCGAAGCAAAAGAAGAGCGACCCGCCGTGCAAAGAGTCGCATCTACCACTACTAGTGGTCGGCAACAAACACGAGGCAAATCGAACGGAGTGAAGTTTACAAAGTCCGAAGTCGAGCGCCTTAGAGGTCTTAAGCCGCATAATATGTCAGAAGAACAATGGCTAAAAGTTGTGGCAAAAGAGAAGCAAAAGATAGCTCAAAGAGAGGCAAGATAATGGCAGAAAACTCAGTACGTTCATCGCGTGAAAGCCGACAACACGATAAACAAGTAAGGCGAAAACCGTGGTCACCAGTGCGAAAGCTTGATACACCACCTGCACCTCCAGGATTTACCTATCGGTGGATAAGGGAGTCAATGTTAGGTCAGGAGGATAGAGCAAACGTATCACGAAGGATTAGGGAAGGTTGGGAGCTCGTAAGAGCAGAAGATCTACCTCCTGAGTGGTCAGATACTCTACCTACTATGGATACAGATGGCAGACACTCTGGTGTGGTATATAACGAGGGTCTTCTCCTCGCGAAAATACCTAACGAGACGGTCGCTGAGAGAAATAGTTATTACTCTAACAAAGCCGAAGAAGCTAAAGGTGCGTTAGATAATACAATGTTCAACGAAGTAAGAGGTGATTCCCGATACGTTAAGTATGATCCGAAGAGAGACACAAGAGTAACTTTCGGAAAAAATTAAGGAGTCCAACATGGCTAATAAAGATGCCGCGTTTGGGATGAAGCCAGTCAAAATGATTGGTGGTGCGCCTTACTCAGGAGGTCAAAGTCGATATCGTATAGCCGCAAACTATGGAACGTCAATTTTTCAAGGCGACATGGTTGCTCAGGTAACTGGCGGTGGTATCGAGGTGCACGCTGATGGTGGTACAGTCCCGATAGTAGGAGTTTTCAATGGATGTCAATTCACTGATCCTACAACAAAAGAGCAAGTTTTTAGTAATCATTACCCTGCGTCAACAAACGCTAGTGATATCATTGCATTTGTAATTGACGATCCTATGGTCGTTTTTGAAATTCAATGTAACGCCGCGTTCCCAATCGCAGATATTTTTGGCAATTTCGACATTGTTTACACAAGCGCAGGAAGCACCGTTACTGGTATTTCTGGAGCGGAGCTTAATGTAGCAGATGGCGCAACAGGAACTAGTCTTGCTGTTAAAGTCATTGACATAAGTGAAGATCCAGAGAACGATGATGTTTCTTCTGATTCAACCAATGTCTATTGTGTAATTCAAAACCACGTATTTGGCGTCAAAGGCGCCGGATTAGCATAAGGAGGCTAACAGATGGCAATTTCAAGAGCACAACTCGCTAAAGAGTTAGAGCCTGGCCTCAATAGCCTCTTTGGTATGAGCTATGATTCATATGATCGAGAGTACGAAGAAATCTTCTCAATTGAAGATTCTCAGAGAGCTTTCGAGGAAGAGGTTTTGATAACAGGATTTGGTTCTGCGCCAACTAAAACAGAAGGTGCAGGTGTAGTATTTGACAACGCAAGCGAAGGCCTTACAGCACGTTATACACACGATACTGTAGCTTTAGCGTTTGCATTGACCGATGAGGCAGTCGAAGATAATTTGTATGACTCATTGGGCAAGCGATACGTTAAGGCGTTAGCTCGTTCTATGGCTAACACAAAAGAAGTAAAAGGTGCAGACGTACTCAATAACGCTTTCTCTGCAAGCTTTTTAGGCGGAGACGGTAAGAGTCTTATCGCTACTGATCACCCACTTGCGGGTGGTGGTTCAGCCGCTAACAGAGCGACCACTATGGCAGACCTTAACGAGACTTCATTAGAAGATATGTTGATTGACATTTCTACTTTTACTGATGATCGTGGTCTAACTATTAGTGTTCAGGCAACTAAGTTAGTCGTTCCTCCACAGCTTGTTTTCGTCGCAGATCGTATTCTGAACTCAACTTTACGTTCAGGCACTGCGGATAACGATCTCAACGCTATCAGGAACACTGGAGTGTTGCCGGGCGGGTATACAGTAAATCATTACCTAACTGACCCAGACGCTTACTTCATCTTAACTTCGGTTACAGATGCCGGTGAGGGTCTTAAAATGTTCCAAAGAACTGCAATGGAGACTTCAATGGAGCCAGATTTTACTACTGGAAACATTAGATATAAGGCTCGTGAAAGATATTCATTTGGGTTCAGTGATTGGAGAGGTATTTACGGATCTCAAGGAGCCTAGAACTCCCCTGAGAAAAACCCTCCCTTTGGGTTTGGATGAAAGGGGGCTTCGGCCCCCTTTTTTTTCATCTAAATTTAGAATAATATGTAAATGTCTAATGGTAATTACATGGGGTAATTACTGGTTTCAAAGGAGGAACTGTTATGACAACACATTTTACTTCAGGCGTTACAAACGTCGGTGCAGGCGGAACGCTTGGCAAGATCAAGCAACCCGATCCCACCAAATATCACACTTACTTTAATGACTTCGACGTTTACACAGCGGGCGATTGGACAGTAACAACTACCGAAGACGGGTCTGGTTCAGCAACAGAAGCAATCATCGATGGTGATGGAGGCCTATTAGCGCTTACTAATGCGGCGGGCGACAATGACCATGATTTCTTGCAGTTGAAAAAAGAATCATTTAAGTATGAAGCCGGAAAACAATTGTACTTTAAGGCTCGCTTCAAGACATCAGACGCGGATGCATCAGATGTGGTTATGGGCTTACAAGTAACTGATACAACTCCGTTAGATGTATCTGATGGAGCATTCTTTTTGTTGACGGACGGATCTACGACTTTACAATTTATTCTTGAAAAAGATGGAACACAAAGCACTTTGGATTTACCGACTGCGATGGCTGATGATACTTTTACAACCGTCGGATTTGTGTATGATCCTAGAGATCAAAAGTTTCATGTTTTCCAAAATAACGTCTTAGCGGGCACAGTGGTTTCAACTAACGCACCAGATGACGAAGAGCTAAACGTATCTTTTGGAATACAAAATGGCGCTTCTGCGGCGAAAGTAATGACAATTGATTACGTGTTAGCGGGTAAAGAGCGTACTGCTGATACTGAATTGTAAGGGGGTGTACCATGGCAGATGCTGTCACTTCTCAAACAATACAGGACGGTGAAAGAAAAGCCGTATTGAAATTCACCAATGCTAGTGATGGCACAGGTGAAAGCGCAGTAAAAAAGGTAGATGTATCGGCTCTAACAAAGAACCATCTAGGTCAAGATTGCAGTGGCGTTCAAATTAATAAAATTTGGTGGCAGTGCACAGGCATGGCGGTAAAAGTTGAGTTTGATGCAACATCTAATGTTTTAGCTATTGGTTTGTCCGAGGATAGTAATGGATATCATGATTACTCTAATTTTTCAGGAATTCCAAATAATGCGGGATCAGGAAAAACAGGTGATCTTGATTTCACTACGGTCGGCCATGATAGCGGCGATACTTACATGATTATTTTGGAATTAATCAAGAGTTATGGCTGATACAAGTGATGTAACACGCACAAAATCAGGAAGGCTCACCTATCGTGGTGAGTCTTTTCCTGGTTACAATCAACAGGTGCGTGATAGTGATGGTAGTAAAAAATTCAAAGTCTTAGCAAAAAAGGGAGACCAGGTGAAAATTGTTCGCTACGGTGATCCCAACATGAAAATTAAAAAAAGCAATCCAGAAAGACGCAAAAGTTTTAGGGCACGACATAACTGTGATGCAGTTGAAAAGAAAAAAGACGTTTTTGCGCCTTCTTACTGGTCTTGCAAAAATTGGTGATGTAAATGGCAGTAGAAGATGACTTACAAACGCTAGACGAAATAGGTAGAGCGGCACAAGAATACGGTTCTAGCGTTTCGCCTTACGCAGGTCTACAAGATTATTTGTTACAACGTCCTGTTTTTGATCGCGGCAATAGAGAGAGCATACAAATACCCACGCTTAGAACACTAGATGCTCCAGATTACACGCAACAAGATGAAAAACGCAGAGTTGAAGAGTTGCTCGCTAATCAAAGAGCACAGCAGACTTCTACTTTTGAGACAGCGTTATCAGATTTAAAGAAAACTTTACAAGAAGAAAATTTAGCATCTGCAAAAGCGGAAGCAGGCCAAAGATCTGCACTCACACAACAACTTGAAGATCAACTAGCGACAATTAAGGCAGAGGTTGACGAAAGGCAAAAAGCTTTAGAAGCGCAGGGTATTACCGAAAGACAATCGCTACGAGATGAAAGACAAAAATTATTAGATGATTTGCAAGCTAATATTGATACTGCAAAACAAGAGCTTGCTGAATCACAGGCAAAAGTAAAAGAGGCGCAAGATAAATCGTTAGGTGATTTAAAAGACACACAATCGTCATTAGTTGCTGATCTAAAAGAGAGAATGTCTTCTTTAGGAGGTGATTTAACCGCCATAAAAGAGGATATAAGGGCTGAATTAGATAAAAGAGATGAAAACCTTACGGGCACACAAAAAGAAGCCGCAGATGCGATACAGAGCGAAATAGATGCATTACGTGAGGACTTTGTGTCCTTGGGTGACACTGTAGAAACAGAAACCGGTGAACAGACTGAATTGTTGCGAGGAGAACGAGATGCGCTTATTGCCGGGTTAGAAAATAAAATTGCAGACCTATCTGAAAACATAACAGGGCTTCCCATAGAAGATATACAAGCTAGGATAGACGCATTAAAAACAGATAACGAAACAATTAAAGAAACGGCGAGCGAGAGAAATAGTGCGATAGGGGAGCAGATCGAGAATTTAAAAGAGCAGTTAGGCACTGCAACTGGTAATCAACAACAAAATTTAGAATCCGCAATTGATGCTTTGCGTCAAGAGTTAGGCGGCACCGCACAAGATATAGGAACACAGAGAGAAGCTGATTTAGCCGCTTTGAGAGCTGAGATAGAAGATCGCATAAATAGAGAACAAGATGTGTCTGAGGACATACGAGGACAATATCAAACACAAATTATGTCAGACACACAAAAGTTACTGAATGACTTAGCGCAACAAGTGCAACAAGATAGAGGACAGGCAATACAAAGCGCCTTAGATCCTCTCGCCGCACAGAGAGAAGAGGCTATACAAAGAAGTTTAGCGCCTATCGCGGAGCAACGTAGTGCAGATATACAGGCCGCTTTAAACCCTGCGGTCGCAGGCATACAAGAGCAAATAGACGCTTTACGTGGTCAAATGCCACAACAACAGGCACCAGTAGATGTAGACGCTTTAAGACAACAAATAACGGATGAGATTATGGCGCAAATGGGTGGGCAAACGACACCAGGCACGGCACCAAGAGGCGGAGGTGAGTTTACGCCAACTCCAGGGACAGGGACGGTTCCTGATTTTGTGCCAACACCAACAACGATTCCTGACACCACACCGCAAACAAAAGGGCCGTTAGATTTAGGCGGACGTAAAACACAGCCGACGCCGCAGTTTGAACCCACACCGACGACAATACCTGACCCTGTAGTTGATTCCAGTATGTTAGGGCCAGTGGTAAATCCAGAAATAAGGATAGATCAAGGCATGTTTGGCAATCGCATGACTCCAACACCGGCAGTAATACCACCGCCACCACCAATTATGCCAACTAGGCCGACAAGAAACTTACGAACAAGAGGATTTGGGAGATAATCATGGCTGAATCAAAAGTACCAAGTAATGTAGCTAACCCGGCGCTTTATCGAAAAGCAAAAGCAAAGGCTAAAGCAAAATTTGATGTGTACCCAAGTGCGTATGGAAATGCTTATATGGTCAAAGAATACAAAAAAATGGGTGGCAAATATAAAGGCGCAAAGAAAGCAGAGGGTGGGGAAGTCGCAAAAAAAGATCTGAAGCCAATACCGGCAAAGAATAAAGGCTTGCCTAAATTACCAAAAAAAGTACGCAATCAAATGGGATTTATGAAAAATGGTGGCACAGTGATGGTGCAGTCTAGAGGTTGTGGTGCGATTATGCCAAACAAACAAAAAATGACCAGGGTTCCTCGTGGCTAAAACAAAAGGTGGTTTAACAGAATGGTTTGGCAAAGGCCCAAAAGGTGATTGGGTTGATATAGGCGCACCTAAAAAAGATGGTAAGTTTCAACAATGTGGCAGGGCATCGACCAAAGGAT